ACCCTCTTTGCTCCTTCCGTCTACTCCTCCTCCAAAGACATGAAACGATAATTCCGATAGAGAAGGAGACGACCCGCTGTTGTTCTTGTCGTTCCAGTAGTCGAGAATTTTCTTCTTTTGATCGTCAGATAATCTGTATTCTTTAGCCATAATTTCATCTTCTTAAAAACTATTACACCCTAAAATCTAAATTTGGGAATAAAAAAGGTTAATAAATATCCACGTCGCCATCATTAATAAGCTTCTTGGCTTTGATGATAATAGCCTTTGTGAGATTCTTGATTTGCTTGTAGCCGGGACTACGATTTTTCTCGTTAGTTTTGTATCCAAGCTCCTTTGCGACTTCTATCTCAGAGAGTCCTTTGATAAAAAGTCCGTCGTAAACAACCCACTCAACAGGCTTTAATGTCTCTTTCAATTTTGCGTTCAATTTCAGGATAGAGGAGATTGTAGTCATTGAACTAGAGAACTGATCGTTCAACTCGTGTGAATGATGTTCTATAGACAAGGGAATCTTCACGTCGTAGGCAGATTTCTTGCGCTGAGTCCAGACTTTAAATAGAGGACAGGCTACGCATTGCGTCTCATACAGCTCGCATCCTTCGTCTGGCAGAGATGCTGAACACTTCAGACAGGGACGCGCAAAGTTGGAGAAGTTATTCCTTACTATATTTTTGATCTGATGGGTAATAATTTTATTAATCCATGGCTCAATAGGTTTGCCGGGATCATACTGCTCCCATTTTTTATGAATATGTATTCGGATTATCTGGGATACATCGTCGAAATCCATCCAAGTGATAGACGTAAGCGTCCACTTAGGTCGCCTCTTGGCAATCTCGTTGTCGATAATATCTAGACAATCTTCAAAGAGAGGCTTATTGGATTCAGTCATTTGATCTATTTTGGAAATCGTCTACTGCCTTTTTAAAATCATTACATGCTGAAGGGTTGAGATCATTGATACTCCCTAAGCAGTCGTCTTGACCAACCAGCCCAATATCGACGTCAATACCCTGAAGAGCGTCTGCATCGAAATATTCAACGCTGATGCCATCCAGTTTTTCATCTTCGGTCTTGACGTAGCGATCCCCTCTTGTGGGTTTTAAAGCTACAGGAGTATACGTTTCTACTACTTTTTTAGCTACGGGTTTAGTTGCGAAGCTCTGGCCTGCGTCATTGTGACCACAGAAGCTACAGATCTTTCCGCCAGCTGCAATTCCTTGCTTTCCACATTCTGGACAATATTTACTCATGATGATTTATTATAACAAGAAAGGGGATTTTGTTAACATACATATGGATGAGAATGAAGAAATTAAAAGGTTTTTGCAGGATGTTATGGACAAGACTTATCCCCTGTGCAAATATGAGGATAACGCAGTAGCTGTTATTTCAGCGCAATTAAATAGCAAGGCATACAGTCTATTAAAACAAATTGAAAGAAGAAAAGAACAACATAGCGATTCTTAGGCTCGGCGCACTGGGCGACGTGCTGTGCAGTCTCTCTCTTCACAGGGAGATTAAAGAGAAATACGGGGAGCTATATTACTATACTCACTCCTCAACCATAAAAGCGCTTGGTCCGTTTATCAAGGAGTATGGACTCGTAGATGATCTCATAGACTGTGAAACCTCCCTTTTGGATACAAATAATCATAATTATCACAAATTAATAGCATATCCAATTAGTAAGGGTTATCCATTTAAAATCCCTATGCAAAATCATTTAAAAAGATACATGGAAAGAGAATTAAAAATAGATAAAAAATACGACTTCTTTCTACAGAGTAAACCAATTAACTTTCACCCGTGGAGACAAGGAAAAAAATTCATCACAATCCAAACAAAATGTGGATGGAGTAGATACAAAGAGTGGCCGATAACTAAATGGGAAGAGCTAATTAAAATCATTAAAAAAAATTCGGCTTTAAAAATACATCAAATTGGAGCGGCGAATGACCCAGTTCCCAAGGGCGTGGATTTAAAATTCGACGGCTTCTCCACATGCGTAAACGAGCAGTGCTGGGCCGAAGCTCACATTGGGCTGGACTCTATATTTAATCACACGAGCGACATTCTTTGGAGTCACAAGGCCAAGCGGACGCCCGCCGTCATCATTTTTGGGTCAACTTGTCCCACCGGCTTTGGCTACGAAGGAAATGAGAATATTTTCCTTGACAAATCTTGCCAACCATGCTATAAAGAGAATATTGAAATCGTAAACGCATTAAACAGGAGTTCTTGTAACAATGGTCATTGCTGTATGATGGAGATCACGCCGCAGATGGTGTGGGAAAGACTAGAGAAGATTTTATGACAGATATGAACGATTTTGATTTTACAGTGGATGATTTTATTAGCAAGCTGAGGAGTCTCACTTGGCCTCATGGCAAAGATCCCAGCGTCGTCCCGCTGTCATACGAAGAGTATGTATCTTTGATAATGAATCACCCATTTGTCTACAAACATGATTTTAAAGACGTTAGAATCCTTGGTTATCCCATCTCAATAACAGACGCTGACCCCAACGACATCATTCACCCAAAGGATTTTAACCGGGCTACCATCAAAAGATACAAGGCGCTAATGGGTGTTGACAATACAGAAAAAAAATAAAACAATGAAAAAAGTAACCTTAGCCATGATTGTCAAAGACGAGGCTCATTGTATTGAGCGTTGCCTTGATAGCGTTAAAGATTTTGTTGATTATTACTGGATTCAGGATACTGGGTCTACCGATAGGACCAAAGGGGTGATTCATGACTGGATGCGCAAAAATCACATAGGAGATATTGGTTTTGGTTTTGTTGGGTCGGACAAAAATGGATATATAATTCATTCTCAGGAATGGCAGGGCTTCGACGTAAACAGAACCAGCTCCCTCTCTGATGCCAGACTCGCTTTCCCAAAAGCAGAATACCTTCTCATGATCGACGCAGACGAGGTCATTGTCTGGAAGGATAAAAATGCTTTAAAAAACGCCCAGAAGTTAAAGGACTCTTTGTCCTGTGATATTTATGACATTCGCACAGTCATGGGAACAGGCGTTTACACTCGTCCACAACTGACAGCGGCCAGAAAGGCTTTTACATACAAAGGCGTAATGCACGAGTTCCTTGACGACTCTCAAGACAAGATTGAGACACGGGGGATAATCGAAGATTTTGTCAACACACCAATTCAAGACAGCGCGAGAAACAAAGATCCCGATAAGTTCAAGAACGATGCGATTGTCCTATCAGAGGCGTTAAAAACCGAGAGCGACCCTATGCTTTGCTCTCGCTATGTCTTTTATTTAGCACAGTGTCTAAAGGATAGTCACGATATTCCCGGCGCACTCCACAACTATCAAAAGAGAACGACAATGGGCGGCTGGCCAGAGGAAATCTACTGGAGTTATTACCAAGCGGCCAAAATGAAAGAACAGTTGGGTTGTGAGAGCGAAGATATAATTCAGACGCTCATGAAGGCTTATGAAGTCGTACCTTATCGCGCAGAAGTAATTTGTGAAGCGGCTCGTATCTCAAGAGAGAATGGCTGGCACCACCAAGCCTACATCCTGAGTAAATTTGCGCTGCCCATCAAAATGCCGCCCAACAGTCTGTTCACAGAGGCTGATATATATTCGTATAGAATGCTGGACGAGTTCTCAATCGCAGCTTACTATACCGGGAGATATAAAGAAAGCAAGGACATCTGTGAATTGATTTTGAAAGAGAAGAAGTATCCCAAGGACCAAGAAAGAAGAATCCAAAAGAATCTTGATTTTGCAAATGAAGGGCTGAATAATGAATAAATGCATTACAGGTCAATTTGCAGTTAATGATGACACTGCTGATCTTATTAAGTTAATAGAAGAGATTCAGGAAATGAGAAGAAAAAGATTGGAGGAATCAAATCCTCATTATCCAAAAGAGCTTGTTAAAAATTGGAGAAAAATATGTAAGAAGGAACCGACTACAAAAAATTCTTAGCAAAAAGATACAAGTCCCTGTATAATAATCATGGACACCTCGAAAGTGATAGTCGAGGCTTGCCTCTGTGAGCCTCCTTCCGAAGCTTACGCCTTTCGTTATATCAGTGTAGCCCTAGCTCACGATTTGGACCTCGACATTCTGATTGAATCCCCCGCCGATATGAAAGACCTATACTGGTTCTTCCTCAAAAAATTAGGCGCATATGACGCCATCACTGACATTGTCACTCAAGAAGAAAAAGAAAAAGGCGTCAGGATATACCAAAATGAGTGTATATTACCTATAGAGATTAAAATACAAAAAATTGTACTCGAAAACCAAATAAGTTTAATTAACCGGGTAAAGAAACTAACAGAATGAGGCATGGTCACAATTTTATCTCAAGAGAATTAAAATATGCCATTTTAACAGACGTAGCCTCTCGATACTGGTCATTCATAATTTCATACGTTGACCCAGACACGGATGATGACGGAACCAGCGACGTAATCGAGAGATACGACCTTCCAAATACCCTCAACAGTAAAATCATCAATAAATTCCTTGAAGTCGACAACACTAAATTGCATTATAAGCAATTAAAAATCGGACCCAGATTCGATCAGCCGTGGCGTTGCTATATTATACCTCTTTCTGCTACAGAATTCGAAGAATGTAAAATGGTCTTGGGCATTTCCTTAAACAGTGATATAATGAATTATGTAAGAAAATACAAAAAGCTATGTATAACGAAATAGATTTCCGACATTCAAGCGTAGAAGACAAGATAATCATCTGCAACAAGACGCAGGGAATACTTAAAGCTTATTTCCCCGACAGCGAATATACTCTTCATAAGAATAATCTACCAGAAGGTATCAAGTTTTACAAAAAGCTAATTGACGACTTCAAAGGGTGCTGCATCATGGACAGCTCGGCTATTATTTTCTACAAGAAGGTAGAAGTCACCGACCAGTTCAATCGTAACGGCGAATATCAGAGAGTAAAGGATCTAGCCCATAATCCTAATGGTAATTGTTTATTTATCGATTTTCTGGTGGCGAATTTCAACGACGACAATGTAGAAGACTTGAAGGAATTCTTTTTTCGTGACCAAAATATAGAACTCTTCATGATGCTGCGCCGGGGCGAGGTAATACTTAAACCCCGACGTGACCTTGAGGTAATTGCAAAGAGAGTCTCTACTTATTCGCTTATAAGCTCTTTAGCCTCTTAACGACGAACTTGACCAAATCGGAACGCATGATGTCGTCCTCGGTGAACTCAAAAGTATAGATCCCGTGATCCATCGCCTCTCGGTCGTTCTCGAACAAGTTGAAAAGACTTTGAAAACCGCCGCCCTTCCCATTTAAATCAGACTGATCTGGATCAGCGCAAATAAAGCATCTGGTAAAGTGACCAAGTCTCGTGATGGTTGTGACTAACTCTTTCTGGCTACTATTTTGCGCTTCATCGACGATGACAGCCTTTGCGTTCCAGCTAAGCCCTCGGATATAGTTCATTGGCATACAATGGATTCTATTGTCGTCTATGAGTTTCTTTTGGTCGCCTACGTTGAGCAGTTCGCTCATCTTATCCCAGAATGGCGAATTATATACAGACATCTTCTCATCTGGGGAGCCGGGGAGAAATCCGATGCCCGCTTCTGAAGATTCCACTGCGGACCGTAGATAGCAGACGTCTGAAACTTTTCTCTGATTGAGAAGCTGAAGGCTAAGGTAGGAAGCGAGCAGCGTTTTTGCTGTTCCGGCGGGGCCGTTGATGAACATGATTCGCATGTCCTTCTTGCTGGCCAAATCAATAAAGCGTTCTTGGTTAAACGTCCATTTTAGCTCTCTGATAGAGATGTCCTGTTTTATCTTGTCCCTTTGCCAAACGTATGGAGAGTCATCCTTGGCTTTGTTAATTACCGGGGCTTTCGCACCGCCGCCACGTTTTTTATTCGTAGGCATATGTAAACAGTATTACACTTTAATCGTCGTCAATGGGAACATGTCTTACCTCGGTGATACAGGGCGATAGGATGCCGCCCAGTTTAGGATCACACTGAGGCTTGCCTTTACAGGAGTCTTTTCCAGAACAACAGGCAAAATAAGTAGCCTCGCGGTTGTGCGTCGTACACCAGTTAATTGCTTTAGTAGTGTTCACGGCTATAAGTCTTGGTTGGATATTTTTTTCATAATTACATAAGAGTCCCCTGATCCGCCGCCCGAGGAAATAATCGAATACCCCTTAGCTGCTTGCTCGTTGATGCGCGTCTCAAAATCTTGGTGGTGATGATAAATTACCACGTATGTCGGCTCCTCTTGCTTCTTTCCTTGTGAAGCGCATTTATCTGGGCCGTCCCATCGGCGTTTTTCTTTTTTAATTGGGGTTTTAACTGGTTTCTTAATTGGTTTCTTAATCGGCATATTGTTCACTCTTTTTTTAATCTTTTTGAGAACAAGCTAATTATTTTTTTATTGCTGGTTGACCCTTGGCGCGACGATAGTAATTTTGCTTATACTCTTTGGTCTTCTCGGCGTTTTGAGCCTGCCAGTTTGTGACTTGCTCAGAGATGTGGTTTTTATTCTTTTTGTAGTGGGTTGCTGCTGCGGCTTTTTCGCAGGGCTTACAGGCGTAGCGAAAGCCGTCCTTATTTTTTTTGTTTCTACTGAAGTAGTCTAAAGGAAGAGCTTGTAGGCATTTTGTGCACTGCTTTCTTCCTTGTTCTGTTTTGGTCTCTTTTCTCTCTTCCATAATTTTAATTAATTCTTATTGACGTCTTACCTATAAGCCAATCATATTCCCTGTCCCACTGAAAATCTTTTGTGACGTATATTTGCATTAATGAGGTTCTGAAGCTGATCGTCCTAACGAGCTTGCTTGCGACAACCTTCCCCTTGATTAAGATGCGCACGTTTGCTTCGCCGTCGCTTACGTTCTTCCATACTCCCTTTGCGAAATCATCCACATCCACGGTTACAGTCGCCATTAGCTATCATACATGATTTTAAGAAAATACTAAAGGTTAATGCCTCGGGATTCGTCTAATACTCATGGACGCTACGATTGAACGATACAAAGAGATACTTCGAAAAGCACAAGAGAAAAAGGACAAGTTGTCGAACTTTACCCATTTTAAATTTGGCAGCGGTTCTTTTACCTACGAATCTACTTACGAGCCTCGCATAGATACTGATACGCCCTTCTGACTCGCTTAGTAAGCGGTTAGATTTTAGGAAAACACGAGGTTGTTAGTTGTTGGTCAGATTTTGTCCATTTTTTTGGGGGGGGTTTTTTTATGATGTTTTTGTTGTTTTTTTTGTATTTTTGTTATTTTGTTTTTTTTGTTGTATTTTGTTGATATGTGATGTTTTTTTTGTTGTATTTTGTTGATGTTATTTGTTTATTATGTTATTTTGATTTGATTATTTGATTATGTTGTATTTTAAGAAAAGTACCCAAATCCAAACTGTCCAGATATAAGCAGACGACCCCCGCCCGACACGAAGCACCCTCCCCCCGCGATTTTTCAATAATAGGGTGGGGGTCAGGGAGCAGCATAACGGTATGCATTGAAAAAAAATATAACGGTATGCATCATCGAAAATAAATGAAAATAAAGCTTGCATAAAAGGGGGGGTGTGGTATTCTCTTAGTAATGAAAGCAATCAAGCCAATGTCACCCGCTCTCGCCGCCCTCTACGCTCGCGTGTTCTCGCAGCCCCATGTCAAGCGTAGCGTGGCTCGCGCCTTCGCCCGCTCAAAGAAAAGCGAAGTAAAGCCCGCATAGGGCTTGACACCACACACACAATCTGATAAGGTTAACACAATGAAGCAAGCAACACACAATCCAAGCAACACGCACGTCAAGATCGCGGGCAAGGTGCATGAGGTAGTCAAGGCGGGATGGTCATATGGTATGGTAGTCTATACGCTCAAGGGTAGCGGTAACCGATACTACTCATGGGAGATAGGCGTAGAGGCAGTAGATAACGCTTGACACATAGCACACAATCAGCTAAGATACACACATGAGAGCAATCAAGATCGACGCAACTAATAACACGCTCACGATGGTAGAGCTAGACAAGGGCAACGCATTCGTCAAGGCATACAAGCACGTAGGGTGCAGCATGCTTGAACGCATGGGTGAGGTGCAAGGGCATGACGTGTATGGTGATGAGGAGGGTAGACTTAAGGGCGACACTCGCGCCTTCATGCTTCATGGTCAATGGGTGTGTGGCAATGGCATAGTGATGGGCCATGATGGTAAGGGACATGATGCACCATGCACACTCACGCTTGATGAGGTGCAGGCTAGCATTGAGTGGATGCCATACGGTAAGGTGTTACATACTGAATGGTAGCACACACACGCATGTAGTACACACACGCATGTAGTACACACACGCATGTAGTACACACACGCATGTAGTACACACACACACACACACACACACACACGTATGTAGCACACGTATGTAGCACACGTATGTAGCACATGTATGTAGCACACGTATGTAGCACACGTATGTAGCACACGTATGTAGCACAC